CTGGGCGTTGCCCTTGCCCTTCGCCACCGCGTCGTACGCCGTGTCCACGTAGACCCGCGCGTCGCCGTAGACCCGCGCGTCGCCGTAGACCCGCGCGTCGCCGTAGACCCACGCGTCGCCGGAGACCCACGCGTCGCCGTAGACCCGCGCGTCGCCGGAGACCCACGCGTTGCCGTACTGCGCAAGGTGGTCCTCGGACTCGACATAGCCGCCCAACTCGCCCTCAGCCACATCACCGAACGTGGTGGTGGACCTAACGCGGAACAGCCTCACACCGAATACCTCGATGGTGTCCTCGCGGACCAGCTCGTACTTGCCCTTGCTCATACCGCCCTCTCTGTGGGTTCCCGTCGTGTCGGTCATTCCTTCCCCGATCCAGTAGACGGCTCGGCCAGCGTCCAGCGCTTCGGCCCGTACTTGACGCCGTGCTCGACCAGCAGCCCACGACGCACGAGCTGCCGACAGATCGCCCGCACGTCGCCCATCGTCAGGAACGGGCCGTCGACGCGAGGGTCGGCGTCGTTCACCCGGTGGGCTAGGTCGTCCGTGTAAGTGCGCGCACCCCTCCGGCTCCGCATCGCCGCCAGCACCCGCTCCTGCTTCTCGGTCAGGCGTCGGCCGGTCACCGCTCGCTCCAGTCAGGAACCCGCTCCACCGAGATCGCGTCGCCGTTTGGCAGCTTGACCTCGCCACCACCGGCATCCACGGCGTCAAGGCACTTGCGCTCCCACTCGTCCTTGTCGGGATGGCGGACCGTCGCCCCCATGCGCTGCACCGAGGGGAACGCCGGAACTCGGCGCCCGCTGGCAGCATCGGCTCGGCGAGCACGTCGCGCACCTGCTCCACCGGCGTCCCTGCGGCGATGTCCTCGGCGGCAAGGTTGTGCCCGGCGTCGCGTAGTGCGGCTACCAGCTCTTCGCGGGTCGACGGGGCGGTCATCGACCCCACGCTCCGAACTCGACCAACTGCTCACGGAGTTGGTTGCGGTCGGGGCCGGTGACGATCTCGACCTCTTCGTTTTGCCAGTCCCGCCCGAGCGTCTCTCGTATCGCCGTCTCGGCGGCGAGGATCACGTCGTCGTCGTTGCCGGTCAGCAGCGCGGCGAAGGCCTTAGCCTGTGCCTGCGGGACGCGGATCTCGACGCCGAACGAGATGTCGTTGCTGGCCTCGTTGATGTGGATGCCGTCTGTTGCGCTCATGTACCACATGGTACCAGATGGTTCCACAGTGTGCAACGTGGTACCCTCTGGGCCATGAAGCGCCCCCGCATCCGCCCCGAGCTCGAGGCCGCCATCGACCACGCCCGCGGCGACGTGCCCCTGGAGCGCTGGATCAACCGACTCATCGAGAACGAACTCGCCCGCCTCGCCGAAAACGACCAAGCGCTCACCGCGCTTCTCGCCGAGCGCCGGGCAGGTAAGTAGCCCTCCGGTCACGCGGCACGCTCCAAACGCGTGGCCTGCACCGCGGCCATCAACTGGTGGCCGATCAGCTCCGTGTACGCCGGAGGGATCGCTTGGGTCAGCTCGGCGTTGGTCATCCAGTCGATGCCCATCGCTTTGCAGCGCAGCTCGAACTCTCCGGGGTAGTTCAGGTGACCGTGGACTCCGACGACCGTCGCCGGACCGTCCATGCGGGAGTCCAACGATCGGAACCGCGGCGTCTGCCAGGCATGGGCGCACGGCGGACCCATCAGCGGCCAGTTCGTCTCGAACAGGCGATGCCGGCGAATGTCGAGCCCGAAGCTGGAGCCGCAGAGCTGGACCGGATTGCGTAGTGGGGCGCCGACGACATTCTCGATCACGTACGGCAGCCCGGTAGCGATCAGCGCATCCCGCGTCTCGGCTACGAGGTCGGGATACCGGCGCCGGTTCGATCGGTTCCGGCCGGTGACCGTGCTGTAGGCGTGGCATGGCGGCGACGCATGCGCCGCGTCAGCCCTAGCCATGCCCCCCCCGGCTAGAAATTCAAGGGCGTCGGCCTGGTGGAACTCGAACGGGTAGTTCGGCTGGGGCTCGATGTCAACGCCGACGACCTCGAACCCGGCGCGGCTGTAGCCCATGCCAGCGCCACCGGCCTTGCAGAACGCGTCGATCAAGATCGGGCGGCTCACCCTCGCCTCCCGTCTACCCGGCCGCCCTCGAAGAGCGGGTAGTCATCCGGGTGGAGCAACCGGAACTCGATCCGGTCAACGAACAGGCCCGGGTCGAATTCGCCGTAGAGCCAGCACCAGTAGTCGAAGAACTCGCGGACGGTGGCGAACCCCTCCCGCCTCGCCTCCAAGGGACCGTCCTCAACGAGCTGGATCGAGCCGAGGCGTTGCCGATACACCGACACGACCGCGATCCGGCCAAGCTGCTTGCCGCCACGGCCCTTCCCCGGCCCGTCGGTCTGAGGCACCTGCACCCCGTACGAGCGATTAACCCGGTAACGGCACGGCTTCTCCAAATCCTTCACGGGACGCCGGGTGACGGTCTTCGACCCGTCCAACACCTTCGCCGCAAGCTCGGGCTTGAAGTTCACGACGCCACCGCCTGCAGTCGCTTGAGCGCCTTCCGGGCAGCCTCGAGCTTCCGCTGCCGCCTCGCGATATACCCCGGGTCTCTCGTACGACCCGCACGGATCAACTGCAACTCGCGGTGTGCGACCAGCCGTTCGGCGTCCAGCAGCAGACGACGCACGTGGAGTCGCCGTCGGCCATCGAGGCGCCGCTCGGCGACGAGCTGGTCACGGGCACGCGCGAGACGCGGTGCGATCTCGGCAAGCGACCGGCAGGCGAGGAGATCGTCGAAGCAGCCGGTCACGCCCCACCACCTGACGAAGCCGCCTCCGGGTACTCCTTCTCTAGCCCGGGAAGCACCCGCGGATACGAGTTGAGGACCTGCGATTCCATCCCGTACTGGCGGGCGAAGTCGAAGACCTCAGACGGCAGATCGTCACGCGTGACGCCGGCCCCGTGCGGACCGTGATGGGCGGCGTGGTGAGCACGACAGACCGCCAGCAGGTTCCGTGTGTCGGCGAGGATCGCCCCCAACGGGAACTGCCGTAAGCCGGGGGTCAGCAACTCGCCGGTGGGGACCTTCGCGAGCGGCACGCGGTAGCCATCGGCGCGCTCTGCCGCGCCTCGCGGGAAGCGGCGCTCGATGTGCTGCTGCTTGATGACGTGATGCGCGTCGATCACGCCGTCGCAGTCGATGCCGCCCATGCCCGCCCAAGCGCAGGTGGCGTGATCGTCGAGGAGTTGCCGGAAGCCCGTGCTGCGCTTGCGCCGCTTCCCGCGCGTCTTGATCGCCGTGCGGTGCAGCGGCTGGCGCTCTGCCTCGAACGTAGTGCCGCGCTCTAGCGACTTCGCGCCTATGCCGAGACGGGTCTGCTTCACCCGCCGACCCCCTGGACCGCCTCGATGACGGCAATGGGCAGTGGAAACACGCCCTGGCTCCCGGTCGCCGGGACAGGCTCACGCAGGGCACGGACCTGATCGAAGATCCAGCCGTACCGGCCCGTCGTGTAGTCACCGAACGCGACCTCGAACGGTCGACGGCTCTCAAGCTCAGCGACCCACTCTAGGTCGAACTCGCGGAAGCGGATCAGCTTCGCTGTCGCGACGATCGCGCCGCGAGGCAACTCGACACCGTCGAGAACTGCGAACTCCGGAAGTGCGAGCGTCTCGGCCTCCGCCCGCTTCGATAGGCCTCCCTTACACGCGTGGATCGCGATGCGATTGCCGACCAGGCGAGCCGGCGGCGGCCATGACCGGGTCTCGATCCGCTTGTGACCAAGCGCGATCAGCGTTGCCCACGGCTGCCAGAGCGGAAGCGCGATCACGCCGCCGCCGACCAGTTCGCCTCGGCAGATCCGCCGTTGCCCTCAGCCCGGTATGTGCCCGGCAGCGGATCGGGGTACTGCTCGTTGAGCCAGGTCGACAACGCGACGCCGGCCGACGCGCGGGTCTCGACCGTGTCGACCTCGACCCAGTCGAGCATGTCGTTGTCGTCGCGCTGGCGTTGGAGGATGCGGACGCTCGGCGTCTCCTCGGCCGCGGGCGGCGGGTCCACCGGTGGCGCGGGGGTTGGGTGCGGGATCGGCAGGGGAAGCGGGATCGGCGCGGGGTCGGGCTCGGCCGGACGCTCGGACTCTTCGAGGCGTGCACGCTGCTTCGCGGACAGCTTGGCCCGCATCCGCTTCTCGGCGATCAGCTCTGCCTCGTCGCCGAGAACGCCGACCTCGGCCAGCGCCTCGATGCATCCCTCGACCGATTTCCGGTAGGAGACCTGGAGACCTGACGGCTTGCGAGAGGCCGTTCGAACGGGCGCTGACGGCATGGACCGGCCTGCCTGGTGTCCGTATCCCGTTCGCTCTTTCCAGGCCGCGTTGCGGCACGGTGTGTCGCACGTCTTCTTGCCGTCCTTGACGACCTTGTCGTGCAGCAAGGGCAGGCGACACTTCGAGTAGTCGCAGCGTGCCGGGTCGCCCTCGGCTCGTTGCGAGCACGAGAAGGCGTGGACGACGGACACCCGCCAGCCGGTCTGCTCGGCGATCAGTCGCCGGCCGCCGCACTCCTCACAGACGGTGGCGCTCACGCCGCTCGCTCCGTCGGTCGCCAGTACTCGTCGACCAGCTCCACCGCGACCGTCTCACCCAGCACCTGCGACGCCGCGTCGGCGATCAGGGGCGAGTACCTGTCACGGACCCATGTGCGGACGTGGTCGGGCGCCCGCACGTAGAGCACCCGGCCCTGTCGACCGACCAGTTCGAGCGGCTTGATCCAGATGTGTGCTTGGAAGTCGGCGATCCGGCCGGCGAGCTCGGCGACTATCGGCGCCCACCCCTCGACGTCGGCGGGGGGCGCGTCGACTGCCGACCCTGTCGCCGCGGCGGCATCGCCGCCGCGGCCGGAGCGGAAGAACGCGTCGGCGGCGTCGGCCGCCGGCACCTCGACCTTTCGGCAGCGCTTGGCGTGGACGGTCGACCTGGCCGCCCCGTTGCGAGTGACGCACGGCTGGCCGGGTGAGACCAGGCACGACGGGCACTGGACCGTGAGCGCCGCGTCGTCGGTCTCGATCGCACGCAGCGGGGCAGAGCGGTCGTCGTCCATGACGAGCTGGGCGGCGCGGCCCTCCTCCTCGGCCTGCTTCTCGGCGGCCTTGCGGGCGTCGCGCTCTTCCTTCTCGCGCTCGCGCTGTAGCCGCTTGCGCTCGCGAGCCGCCTCCCGCGAGTCCGAGGGCTTGCGCTCGGGGTTGTAGCGAAGCCAGTTCGCAAACCGCAGGGCGCCGTGCTTGGACTCCTCGACGAGCGACCCATGCTCGGCGAGCTTGGTGAGCGTCGCCTCGACGACCGACTCCTCCACGTCGGCCTCAAGCGCGATCTCGGCCACGTCGATCGGGTGGGACTCCGACACGATCAGCGTCCCGCGGTCTGCGCCGGGCGCCTGGCTGGCGAGACAGAGGCAGACGACAAACGTCCACTTCTCAGCGACGAGCAGCCGCCGCACCATCAGGTTGCGGGGCATCCCGTGGTGGAGCATCAGCTTCTCGTAGGGGCGGTCCTCGGCCATCTAGGAGGCTCGGACCGCCAGCTGATCGTCCTGGTAGATGCGTACGCCCGGGATCTCACGGGCGCCGTCGCGCATCGCCTGGCGGATCTTCGTCTCGTCCACGACGAGGTAGTCACGCGGGACGGCGGCCTCGTCGGTGATCTCGAACGTCCAAACCTTGCGCGTCGACACGCCGCCGCTCGCGGACTTCAGCGGTGCCGGCGGAGCGACGTGCGCTCGCGGGATCTCCAACGTCGGCAGCGACTGGATCGCGGCCTCGGCCGTCTTGGCCTCGGCGAGCTTGGCCTTGGCCTCCTCGGCCAGCCGCTGCGCCTCGGCGTCGTGCTCGGCCTTCGCCTTCGCCGCTGCCTCTCGGGCCTCGCGCTCGGCCTGCTCGCGCTTGGCACGGGCCTCGGCCTCCTGGCGCTCGCACTCTTCGCGGGCTTTGCGCTCGCGCTCCTGGCGCTCGGCCTCCAGACGCGCCTCCTCCTCCCGGCGGATGCGCTCCTGCTCAGCGTGGTACGCGCCAATCTTCGATCGCACGATCTGGTCGGCGGCGTCGAGCGGCGCGATGGCGCCCTTGAACTTCGCGTTGATCCGCTTGACGGTGTCGTTGAGCGGGCCGACGAGCTGCTTGCGCTCGGCGTCGGCGTCGCGCTTCTGCTTCGCGATCCGCGAGACGAACTCCGTGGCGACCGTCGCCTCGTCCTGGTTGCGGACCTCGATCGACTCCGCCGCCGCCGTGGCCTCGGCGACCTGGCGCTCGACGGTCGCGAGGGTCTGATCCTCAGCGACCACGATCTCTGTGCCGGTCATACGGTCACGACCTCCCTTGCCTTGCCGGCCTCTCGCATCCGCTTGTCGATCGACTTGCCGGTCTGGCAGGCGACGAGGGCCGCGTAGAAGTCCTCGCGGGTTCCGACGCACCACTCCTCGCGGTAGGTGCCATCGGGCATCAGGATCAGCACGAGCTGGGCGTCGGACGGCCCGATGCCGCAAGCGATGTTGGAGTCCTCGTAGCCCGGGAGCTGGACGTGGTCGGACTTGCGGGCCTTGCCCCCCTCCCGGGTCTTGGCGTCGACCAGGACCCGGACATCAAGCACGTCGTCTCCCGGAAGCTCGCGGTCGAAGCGCTCTCGCTCGACGTCGGCGAGCAGATCGAAGCGACCGGCGAACCCCTTGTCGAAGCAGGCGGTTACCTGCTCGGCCATCACGGGGGACGGCTTGCGATCTCGCCACCAGGCGAACGCCGCCTGGCCGTAGCCGCGCTCGTCCTCGCTGAGGTCGGCCAGCGACGGCGGCGCCGACCCGGTGGCCAGCGCGAGGAAGATCCGCTCGTGGACGTTCGTGCCACGCACGGACGCCCGGTCGCGCACGTCACTCCAGGTTGCCTTCGCCTCGCGGAGCTTGGCGTCGATCGCCTTCGGGTTGGTCAGCCAGGTCAGGTCCCCGTGGGCCTTCATCGACTGCTCAACGAGCTCAGCGATCCCGACGTGGTCGAGGCCGACCGCCCAGTGCATCAGCGGGTCGACGCTGGCGTCGAGGTACTTCGCGATCGTCGACACGCCGGTCAGGCGAGACGAGCGGGTGAAGCTGTAGCCCCCAGTCGCCGTCTTCGACGGCTTGATCTCGCCGTAGTAGGCGTGGGCTGGGTCGGGGTCGTAGTAGATCGTCGAGCCGTCCGGCAAGACGTGGGCCTCGAAGCGGCCGACCATCTCGACGTCATGACGCACTGGTGGCCTCCTGTCCGGCCACGTCGGCCATCCGTTGCATCTCGGCGCTGAGCTTCTCGGCCTCATCCGGCTTGAGACGGGCGAGAGCGTCGGCCAGATCCTCGAACGCGTCGTCGAGCGAGAAGACGCCCAACGATCCGAGGATCACGTTGATCGCGTTGCGGTCCAGCTCGAGGAACTCGATCCCCTTGACCAAGCCCTCGACGACACCGGCGTCGAGCAGCTCGATCACCGCATCGACCGCGTCCTCGGATGCGGGCACGTCGCCGTCGAGGTTCGGGACCGAGATGATCTCGCCGGCCTCGTCAACCTCAGCGCCTAGCTCCTCGACGGTGTAGGCCGAGGTTCCCGACGTGACGCTTGGGCAGTAGGTCCGCACACCCTGGGTAAGCGCCCTGGCGAAGCACATCGCCTTCGGCCACTTCTCCCAATTCGAGCGAGGCTTGACCAGTCCGGCACGCTCCGCGTCAGCGAGCTCGAACTCCGATACTCCGAGCCCCTTCTCGCCGTTGTCGGTGCGCTCGAAGAACTCCAGCTTGCACCGCTCGTTGGTCGTCTCGATGACCCTGTAGCCGAACCGTTCGCTGTCCTGCGCGAGCGTCGCCATGAGGTTCGCGGTCATGCCGAGCTTGCCCTCGATGATGGTGATCCCCTGGATCGCGGCCATCGGACCGATGCCCAACTCCTCTCCGGCGGCGATCTTCACGACCGCCTGGCTCATCGAGAGGGTGTCCTTGAAGTAGCCGGATCGAGCGAAGTGCTCTGCGAGACCGAGCGGGTCGCGCTGGCGCAGCGGCGTCCGGTCGGGCTTGCGGGCGATCTGCTGCCCGTTGCCGTTCTCGCCGCTCATGACGCCGCGACCTCCTGCTCGATCAACGCTCTCGCCGTGGCGGAGTCGATGACCGGCTCGTCGGACAGGATTGCCGCGGCGGACGAGGTCGCGTGTATCGCGTCGCGGAACGCCTCGGCGTCAGAGCGGTGGCCGAAGACGTGGACCGGGTCGACGCGGCCGGGCGTGATGACGACGTGGACATCGCCGCTCATACGACCACCCGCAGATCCGGCTCGTTGATCTCCTGGTTCTCCGACCAGTCCTCGAAGGTCATGACCTCGATGCCGTCGGAGATGAAGTCGGCGACCTCCTCGGAGATCCGCTGCTCGACGTACTCCTGGTAGCGCAGCAGCGCCGCCGTGTCGTCAGTGACGGCGTCGAGCCGCTCGTAATCGGTGAACAGGTCTCCGAGCGCGGTTCCCACCTTCTCGACGGCGGCCTTGACGACCGCGTCGTTGAGGTAGCCGCGCCAGCGGGCTACGATGGCTGTGGCCATGAGGGGTGATCTCCTTCGTGGTCGTGCGCCTCGGCCGTCTGTAGCGGCTGGGGCGCCTTGCGTTGGACGCCCTGGACGAGCGTCTGGGTACGTGCGTTTCGGCGGGCCATCGCGTCCCTGACCACGCCTCCGGTGAGGGCGGGCAGGTCGCGGCACTTCGGCGCGAGCTGGATGTAGATACCGCGGGCGGGCATCAGCGTTCACCTCGCGACGACGTGGCCAGGATCGCGGCGGCGATGAACCCCGCGTAGAAGGCGCCGAACCCAACGGCCAAGATGACGAGTAGGTCAGGCATACCGGCGACCGCCGTTCTCGTCGGTGACGACGATCGTCCGTCGGCGGGTCGCCGCCCGGTCGCGTCGCCGTCGGATCAAGTCGCGGATCTCGCACGCCGTGGTGGCGGCGAGGAGGACCATCAGGATCCCGAACCCCGAGACGAGCATCCCGCCGAGGATCAGCTCGATCAGGTCGGCCATCAGCGTGCCGCCTGTCGGGTCAGCTCGTCGGCGAGCGCGTTGCGCTGGCGGTCGGTCAGCTCGCCGACGCGGCGGTTCTCGCGGACCGGCCCGCCGAGCTCGGCGGCGGCACCGGCCAGGACGCGGACCATGACGGCGCGGCCCATCCGGTGGATCGCCAGCAGCAGGTAGTCGAGCCGCATCCCGGCGACGGTGTCGTTCGGAAGCCGCAGGTGGTTGGCGACCGTCGCTCGGCCGTTCTCGGCGGGCAGCGCTGCGATCGTCGCCTTGATCTTCGAGTAGGCGAACCGGCGCTCGTTCGCTTCGCGGAGCGCCTGCATGTGCTGGGAAGTGGAGGGCCGGCGGACGTCCCCGGTCGCCCCGGCTGCACGGAGGGTGCGCTGCCTCCCAGGCGATGGAAGGTGGGGACGTCCGCCGGTCGGCGGCGGCTGGAGGGAGTGAGCCGCCTGCCGGGGGATGGAGAGAGCAGGCGCGCTCACCGCGGCGCCGCCTCTCCGACGATCGTGGTCAGAATCGCGAAGAGCTTCTGGCCCAGCTCGCGCTCCAGGGCCGGGGAGAGAATCTGCATCCGCACGATTCCGGCGGTCAGCTTCTCGACCTGTCTGATCGCCAGGATCGCGGTCGAGTCGACCCCGTCGGCCTGGCTGATCTGCTTCAGGTGAGGACGAAGCCCTTGGGCGAGCGACCGTGATCCGATCGCCCGCCGGACGGGGTCGTTGAACTCGAGGTCGGCGAGGTCGACGGCGAGCCGGTCGATGACACCGCACACCGCCTTCTCCAGCTCGCCCTGCTCGCCGTTGAGCTTGTGCGCCTTGACGAGCAGCCGGCCGAACTCACGGGCGCTGGCGCCCGGCTGAACGACCTTCGAGACCAGCTCGAAGATCGAGTCGGGCTCGGGGCTCGGGTTGTAGAAGACCAGGCCCTCGTGGTGGCCGATCGCGATGGCGTCGAGCTGAGGCTCGAGCGCCCGCTTGCGCAACGTCGCCGAGGCGATCACGCGACGGCCCGATCCGACACCGCGAGGAAGAGGTCGCGGGTGGAACCGTCGAAGTTGCCCTTCCGGCGCAGTACGTCGGCGATGTGGTTCGCCGTAGCGTCGTCGCAATGCAGACCGTTGACGATCCTCGAGAGCTGGGCCGGGTCGAGGCCGACGTCGGCCGCGATGTCTTTTTGGGAGAGCCCGGATCGGACGATCGCGAGCTTCAGCGGGGTCGGCTTGTTCATATGCCGATGGAGTGTATGCCTATTGACAATCGGTTGTCAAGCGATCCGCCGACGGATTTCATGCTGGCGATGCCGGAACTGCTTGCTAGAGCGCTTCGCGAGCTGCGAGAGAAGCGCGAGATGAGCCGCAAGGATCTGTCGTTCGCGACGGTCCGCCTGGGCTATGAGGGTGTGCCCGAGTCGACCATCGAGTCGCTCGAGGTCAAACCGGGCCGGGTCCCCGACGCCGACACCCTGGAGGCTCTAGCCGAGGCGCTGGGCGTGACGCCCGAACACTTCTACGAGTGGCCGATCGCCGATGCGAGAAGGGGCGCTAGAGATCCAGCGGCGCGTCTTCGAGCACGCGAGGACGCGGCAGTCCAGAAAGCTCGCGAGCGTCAGCCAAGCCGGCCTCGAACCACGCGAGGTCGCCGTGGCGAGGAAGGCCGGGGCCAGGGCTGAGGATGGCGACTGCCTGCTCGTACCCCTCCATGACCGCCCGGCGCGCCGCCCGTAGTCGTTGCTCTGCGCCTTCGCCCTCGCCGTCGACCACCAGCATCAGCCCGCCCATCCCGCTCGCTTCCACCTCAGCCTCCCGTTCCCGCCGTCGCCGAATACGAACATACATTCGCGTCCGGTCGGCAGGACATATCGCACCTTAACCGACCCTGGAGGGTTCCTCTATGAAGCGCGTCGTGCCCATGCTGATCGCCGTTGCCTTGTTCGCCGGCTGCGGCGAAGACACGACAGGCGAGCCTGCGATCGATGTCGGGACAACCCCCGAGGCCGAGACGCAAGACCGCTGCGAGCGTGTCCCGCGCTTCCTCGTCCGACGGCTCGACGAGGGCTTCACCGTCAACGCTCGAGTGACCACCGCCGCAGTCGTTCGATCGGACGACAACGCCTCTCTCCCCGGATTCCAGAGGTCGGGGCTCTACTTCGTCGCGGGGCGCCTCGCGGGGGGTGGACTCGACGATGCCGTCGCGACGTGGGCGGTGAGCGGCGAGTGGCTGAAGGACGGTGGCGGGATGGTCATCGGGGTAGACGGCTACGCCGACGAGTACTCCGAGCTCGGCGAACTCGTCGACGAGGCCGCCGTGGGCCTGCACGCCGCGATGGACGGGCTCGCCGAGGCCAAGGGCTGCGTGAGCTGATCCGACACGCCGAGCAGTTGACCATCCCCGTCGGACGGACCTCGAGCTGGGCTTGAAAAGCCCTGTCCCCGCAGGGGATAGGGTTTGGGTTGGGGTAGTTCTGTAGTTCTCTTTTCTTCCCTTCTTGAACGCGCGCGCGAAGGTCACGCGTGACATAGGGCGCCCTAATTCCCTTGCAAATGGCCACCTTTTCCGGCCACATGCAGACTGTATGTCACAGCGCGAAACGTGACATCCGCGTGACATGTCACGCCCGTCACGCGTGACATCGGGCAGCGGCCATCCGGTCGAGCGCGGCCGTCCACGACCGCCCCGCTGAGTGTGCGGTTTCAACCCTCTCCCCTCCATCGCCCGACCGCCGCGCGCCTCCCGATTCCATACCCGTTTCCCCTTGGTGGCCGAGGCGATGCGGGCGACTGGATCGTTCGATGAAGTGCTGCACCGAACCTAGACGATGGCGAGCGCCACGCCAAGGGGCAATGAGAACAGCGGCGTATCCGCCGCTGAAGTGGTGCAAGGTGGGTGGCCCGGCCGAGACCACCAAGGGGAAACTCGGGAAGCCCCGACCGGGCCAGGATTCCCCTTGGTTGTCTGGCCCGCCCCTCGACAGCGACCTCGCGGTCGTCCCCTTCAGAGCTCGTGACCTTCCCGGCGGCCACTGTATCGAACTGGTCTGACCAACGCCAGCCCCTACAACGACGAACGCCCCCGACCGCGAGGTCGGGGGCGTCGCCCTGCTTGGAGGGCAGGGCACAGAGCGTAGCATTTGTCTATGGCTGATTCGCCATAGACGGAGGGGCCGGAGGGTGAGAGACATCCTCGCCCTTGGAACCGCTCGCCATCTTCGCCGCGAACATCCGCCGCTTGCGCGAGGACGCCGGCCTCACGCAAGAGGCGCTCGCGGAGGCGGCCGATCTCCACATGACCGACATCGCGAGGTTCGAGACAGCACGCCGCGAGCCGGGCGCGCTGATCGTCGCCAGGCTCGCCCGCGGCCTCGGCGTCGACCCCGGCGAACTCTTCGAGAACGTCAACCCGTAGGCCGCTTCGCGATCAGCGTCGTCCCGGCGGATCGGTCCTAGAACGACGAAAGCCCCCGGCCTTTCGGCCGGGGGCTCAGATCAGGCTCGTCTTCGTCGCGCTAGCGGTCGAGGCCCCAGATCACCTCGAGCACCGCGTCGGCGCCCGCGAGGAACGTCTCACGCTCGGAGTCCTTGAGCATGTCGAACGGCGGACCGCCCGGCCGGGTCTTCTCGTAGAACGCTCTCGCGATCAACTCCCGGACGGTGGCGACCATCTAGTGGGGCAGCTGAGGTGCCCGCGCCATGTCCGGGTTCCCGGACTCCTGCGGCGTGCGCAGCACCGTGGCGGCGTTCGGCGTCTTGTAGCCGACGTAGGCGGCGACCACGAGGGCGATGACCGCCTGCAGCAGCGGATCGCTCTCGGCGACGCCGAGCAGCTCGACGGCGGCACGGGTGATCGCCAGCGACGCGAGCGTCGTGACGAGCTTCGGGTCGAGGGTGCGTAGGAACATGAGCATCGGAGCCTCCTTAGGCGGGGATGATGTTGAGCACGCCGAGGACGTAGGCGCGTGGGCGGGTGCGGTCGAACACGCCGCCGCCGTTGGCCTGGCTGCCGGCGCTGGACGGCGAGGTGTTGAACTCGCGGGTGGGGATGGCGCCGCCGCGCATTGGGCCGCGGGCGAGAGCGACGTGGTCGGCACCGCCGCCGTTGAAGTCCATGACGACGATCGCACCTGGCTTGGCCTGCTCGGGCTCTACGCGGACGAGCTTGTAGCCGCCGCCGGCGGCCGAGAACGCCTTGCCGGCGTAGCCGAGGATGTTCGGTGTGTAGACGGTCCCGTCAGGAAGCAGGCGCCGCGCGCCCTTCCAGTACGACCAGATCACGCCGAGACCGCAGTAGGGCTGGCCGGGGATCATCCAGTCGAGTCGGTCGTGCGGAAGGTCGGCCTCCATCTGGCGCAGCCAGGCGGCGTCGTTGTAGCCCGTCTCGACCTTCCCGAGCATCGTGCCGGCGGCCTGGAGTGCGAGCTGGCCCGGGGGCGCCTCGGCGGCGCGGATCAGCTTGCGGCGGGCGGCGATGTTCTTCGCGGCCTTCGCAATCGAGGCGCGGATAGCGTGGAATCGACGGCGGCGGGCACGCTGCTTGGCCAGCGCTCGCCGCTGGGTCGCCTTGCGGCGCTCGAGCAGGGACGGCATGGGTTGACCTCCTAGGTCAGGGATCGTGTGAGAAGCCGTTCGAACGGCTGTAGAGGGAGACAGCGGGCCGAACCTGCCCCCTTGGGTCAGGGCAGCCGGACCGGCGGAACGTCCACGCGAGGCAGTAGGTCCGGCAGGAGGCCGTCGAGGTCGACGGCCGGCGGGTCTACCCGCACGCCGGGCTCCCGAGGGGGAGCGTCGGGCGCTCGAGGTGGCAGCGGCGAAGAGGGCGCAGCGGTGGATGGCGGCTCTGGGGGGCCGCCGGCTATCGGCTCGGGTTGAGGGGCGGGTGTCGCGACAGGTCGCGGTGGACGGTCTGCGCGCTGATCGGGTGCCCGGTCACGGTCCTCACGGTCCCGGCGCTGTCGGCGTCTGGTCTCGGCACGCTCTTGGCGCTCGGCGCGATCGAGCTCGGCGGCGCACGACTCGAACCGCCGGCACGCGCGCTCGAGCGCACGCATGAGATCGCGGTGGCGCTCCACGCGTACCACCCGCTTGACGATCCGTTCGATGTCGGCCTGAGAACGCCGATCAGCGGCCGTCCGTTCGCGCGTCTCGTCGGCGAGCCGCACGATGCCCTCCACGGCAACGAGGAACGCAGCGCTCACCGACGCGGAGATGAGCAGCCCGGCGACGACGCTCTTCCAGAGGGTCAGGTTGATCGGGTCGTGACGGCGCGCCCACGCCCTGCGGAGGCGGCTCATAGCCCCGCCGCCCTGAGCATGAAGTAGCCGGTGATGATGACCCCGATCAGCGGCACGACGATCGTCCCCATGACGGTGAGCAGGAACGTCGACCAGCGCATCTGGTTTGGTTGGCGCTCGGACAGCCGGCGGTCGACGTGCTCGCGCAGGCCGTCCACGTCGCGCTCGAGGTTCTCGACGCGGCCGTCGAGCTGATCGAGGGCGCGGTCATTCCATTCGCTCCGTGGTGAGTTCATGCACAGTGAGCCCTCCTAGGAAGCCGGCGGCCGGCCGTTGCAGTCCGATAGGTCGGGACGCGGGGTTACACTCGCGCCTCTAACAAAGTGCCCCCCGCGACCGTTGGCGCGGCCCGGGGGGCTGACACAGGAGGCTGTATCTCCCATGCGTAGCCGAATCTACATCGCCCTGATCGGCGTGTGCCTGGCGCTCTTCCCGAGCCCGGCACGCGCTGACAGGCCGGTGAAGGTGGTCGAGAATGTGTGCGATCGCTTCACCCACACCGCCAAGTCGATGCGTGGCACGGACCTGCTGGACATTCGCGTCGTGCGGATCGACGGCAAGCACGCGGACATCACGCTGATCGACGGCACCGACGGCGCCCGAGCCTACGGCTACAAGAGCAACGTGGCGCTGACGATCTGGTCACCGTCGCGGCGCAACGTCGGGCGTTCGCGCCTGCGGTTCGCGTCGATGGACCGGCGCTGCCACCGCGTAGAGGTCCGGTACCGGATCGTCCGCTTCAAGCCCGGCACGTCGCCTTACGCCTAGCCGGGGTGAGACGCGAGCGGGAGGCGGTACTCCTGACCGTCGATCTCGATGACCAGGTATTGATTGATCGTGCCAGGGCTCGACCCGACGATCGATCCCGTGCCGAAGTCGACCCTGGTGCCCCAGAGCCGAGCATCGTTACCTGCGGCGGCTGTGTCTTCGGTGGTTCCGAGAGCGCGAAGCGCCTCTGTCGCTGGCTCTGCGCTCCCGGATGGCTTGAGCGCCGCCGCGACCTTAGCGGCCGTGACGGCCCCATCCTCGACGGGGTACACCTGGGTCCAGCCGGTGCCGTGGTCGCGGTAGAGGGCAAGTGTGTCTGTCGCCCAGTAGTACCGCCCCGCTTTCCCGGGTGAGGGTGCGGTGGAGACGGGTCGGCTGGAGAGGGCGCCTTGGTCGTCGGTGGCGATGATGTCGTCGAGGTCGTCGCGGAGCGCTTCGAATCCGGCGTCGATGTCGCTGATCGGGTTCGTTCCCTCAAGGGCGCGGAGGCCGTGCTTGCCATCGGTGTTGTAGTCGGGCATTGCGGTTCCTCCTAGGTGACGTCGGCGACGGTCGCGTCGTCGAGATCGGGGGTGGTGACGTCGTCGATGTCGAGGGTGCCCTCGTCGATGATCGGCGCGTCGGAGACGATGTAGTTCAGGACGATCCCGGCCGGTTTCTGGGAGCGAATCGCTCGCTCAACGGCTGCGGGGTTCGGGGTCTCGCTGGTGCGGGTGAGGACGGTGAGCCGGTAGGCGGACTCGTCGCGCTCGATCATCCGTACCTGGCGTGTGCCGGTGAGGTGGACTTGGGCGGCGGCGACCATCGCGGCGGGGGTGCCGCGCCGGTAGGCGGAGCAGGCGCGGATGAAGTCGCGCTGTTGGGCTTCATCGAGACCGACGAGCTGGACGGGCCGGATGCCGACGAACTGGCCGAGCCATGGCAGGAACTCGGGCGGGGTGTGGTCGATGTCGAGCAGCGTCTCCCACGGCCCGCGCCCCTCGACCGGCGGGTTGGCGATCTCGTCGGTGAGGCGGTATGGGCGGGCGATCGCCTCGCAGAGGTGCAGCAGCACCCAGCCGTTTTGCTCGTCGGCGTAGGCCCAGCCGACACAGTTCTCGTAGAGCTCTTCGGCGAACCGCGAGACGGTCGGCCGGGTCACGACGCCTCGCTCGCGGCGATCATGCCGGGCTTCGCGACCGGCGCCGCACCGTCGAGGTCGACATCGGCGGTGCCCGGGGTGCCGGCAGCCTCGCAGATCGTGAGCGTCGTCCAGTGGTCAACGCCTTGGACGTTGTTGACGACGGTGCTGATCTCCTGGAAGCGGACCTTGTCGAGCTGGTACCAGGCGTCGGTGTCGCCAGACGGGGGCTGGCCCCATGTCGCCGGGGACAGGTAGGCGGCGATCGCCGCTTCGATCGCGGGCCCTACCTGGGCGGGGTCGGAGCCGGGGTAGACGACGAACTCGACGGCGACGTCGATCTCGGTGTGGGTTGGGCCGATGACGTGGACGACGAAGTTCGTCTCGCGCTCGGCTTCGAGCAGCGCCTGGACGGCGTCGTCGACGCCGGCCGAGACCGCTTCGCCGGCGCTGTCGCGGATCGCGACGGTGACCATCCGCTCGTTGTCGTCGGACTCGTCGCCGGGGTTGTAGCCGTCGAGCGCCAATGCCTTCGCGACGCCCGCGACTCGGCGGGCCATTACCGCGAAGTCCTCGGGCAGGATGGGCCGCGGGGTCAGTAGCTGCTTCTCGGCGGTGAGCCGGTCGAGGAAGTCGATCGGGGACTCTTCGTCGACGCCGCCGGTCGAGACGCCGTCGAGCGCGATCGACTGGATCGGCAAATCGGTCGTCTCCGCGACGTTCGCCGGGCCGGGCAGGCCGGACGTGTGCGCCCCCGTCTCGACCGCGACGAGCAGCACCGTCGCCGTGTCTTCGGTTGGCGCGATGACGGTCTCGTCTTGGGTGGCGAACGCGACGCTGGTCTCGGTCCCCTCGATCTCGACGAGGAACCCGGCGGGGATGGTGTAGCCGGCGTCGTCGGCCATGGTGATCTCGGCTTCGACGACTGCGGAGGACGCGGCGATCGGGGAGATGCCGACCATCCAGCCGGAGTGGAGGTAGACCTCGATGCTGGCGGCGGACAGTAGCTCGCCGTTGTAGGCGGCGCCGCGAGCGGTCCCGCCGAACTGGTGGTGGGCGAGGCTCGGCGCGGCGGCGTCGTAGCCGGGGATCGCGGTCTCCATGTACTCGTCGCTGTCGCGGCGAAGCTCGTCCGGGTCGACCTCGACCGGCACTCCCAGGTAGTCAGGCATCGGCGGCTACCCCCACGTTGATCTGTCGGATGGTTGTCTCGAGGTCGATCTCTGAGTCGATGTGGACGACCGCGCCCTCGGCATAGGTTTCGATCGCGTCGCGGATCTCGTCGAGGTCCGGTTCGCTGCGGAACGTCGGGTCGTCGATCCCGAAGTCGGGCAGGTCGAGCCGGCTGCCGCGCGGCGTGCGGATCAGCACCTCGACCTGATCGCGGACCTCGTCGATCGTCCCTTGCTCGACGACGGCGAACTGGCCGCCGACGATGCGTAGCGGCAGCGAATACTGCGGGATGTCTACGGCCGCCATGCGATCACCCACGGACGGTCGTCGTCGTCGAAGCCGACCAGGCACCGGCCGCCGTCGGAGGGGTGGTCTGGGCCGGGATGAGGTGTGTACGGCACGTCGCGGTAGGGCTTGGAGGCGTGCTTGCCCATGACGATCACCGCCACGGTTTTGGCTTCGGTGTCGGGGGCGCCGAAGATCTCGCCTGCCCACAGGTCTCGCTCTTGGGCGGCGGCTTTGGCCTTGTCGTCGATCAGGTCAGTCAGGCTCATAGAAACTCCGCTGGGTTGACGGGCGCGCCGTTGCGATGGACGCCGAAGTGAAGGTGTGGTCCGGTCGAGCTGCCGGTGTTGCCGGACTTCGCGATCACGTCGCCGCGGCCGACCTTCTCGCCAACGCGGACACCGATCGCGGACAGGTGGCCGTAGAAGCTGGTCAGGCCGGCGCCGTGGCGAATCTCGACGTAGTTGCCGTACCCGCCGTTGGGTCCTGCCTGGACGACCGTGCCGGCGAGCGCCGCCCGTACAGGTGTGCCTTCGGGGGCGCCGTAGTCGATGCCGTCGTGGAGGCGACCCCATCGCTGCCCGAACGGCGACGTGAGAGCGCCGTCGACAGGCTTGACCATCTTGCCGGTGCTGGTCCAGTCGCCGCCCTTACCGGCACCGGAGATCGTGCGGGTGACCGTCTCGGCCGCGGGCTCAGGCTTCTCTTTCATCGGCCGCTTCAGCACGATCTCTCGCTCGGCCGAGAACGCCGAGCCGCGAATCGTGGAGACGAGGTAGCGGCCGTCCACGCCCTCACCCTCGCCCGCGACGACGACGACCGTTCCGGGCGGCGCCATCCATCGGTCGAGCCGAGTAGCGACGGTGACCTCCTGGGCTTTGCGGCCGCGCTGCCAGTCGTAGTTGAGCGTCTCGACGCCGGGGGTCGTCTCGCGGATGCGGTAGCGGGGCTTGGAGCGGATTAGGTCGTTCTCGGCGACGATGTGGATCGTTCCGTCGACCTCGAACACCCGCCATTGCACGATGCCGAACTCGCGCTGTAGGCAGTCCCAGGTGTTCTCGCCGCGCTTGCGCGTGAACGTGTGGCGCTTCGGCTCGGAGAGGGTGAGCGACCGGCCGGACTGGCCGTGGTAGGCGGCGACGATCCGTTCGGCCTCGCGGACGTAGGAGTCCGGGTAGTCGTGAAAGTTTGGTGGCGCCCCGTAGTTGGTGTAGGACGCGATCTGCTCGGCGGTGTAGCCGCCGGCTTTCGCCATCGCGATCGCCCCGCCGCCGTAGCCGGTGTAGCCGCCGACGAGGAACTTGTGGACGGACTTCTCGATCGACCGGGCGACGGCAAGCCCGTGGATCCCGACTCGGACCTGGAGGATCCCGACGGAGTCGGCGTCGCCGCTGCCCACCTCGAGGAAGGCGTCGTGGCGGATCGTGGTCTCGTTGATCTCGGCGAGGATCAGTGCGACCTGTGCGAGGTCGGGCGCGTTGAGGGAGTCGGCGACGTCGAGGGAGATCTCGGCGCATCGCAGCTGGTAGCGGCTTGCCTTGACGCCCTTGATCGTCAGGTTGGCGTCGGGGTCGATCCCGCGGTCGCGGTTTTCCTTGCGCGCCTTCTCGGACTTGCGCTGCTTGGTGTTCTCGATCGGCTGGCGTTTGCGCAGCTCCGGGATCGACACCGGGATCGGCGGCGCCTTCAGCTCTCGGATGAGCTGGAAACCGAACTCGGCGCGGGTGATCTTGTCGCGGAACCCGCGCCGGAATCCTTTGGGCTGACGGAGCCGCCATACGTTCAGCGGCTCGAACGTGACCCGGTACTGCGGGGTCTGTTTGGCGCCGCCGACACAGACGAAGTCGCGGTCGTCGACTTCGAGCCGGATGCCCTCTTCGAAGATCCCCGACCGTTGGAGCTTGCGCTTGGGGTCGTGGATGACGAGCGTGAGCGTCGAAGCGCCCTCGATCGTCTGTTCGATCTCGATGTCGAGCAGCGAGTCCCGCACGTCGACCGACAGACGCTTGCCTTTGAGCCGGACCTTGTCGAGGTCGTCGCGCGGCCGGTCGGGCTTTGCGACGGGCTTGGGCCGGCCACCTATGGGTGTGACGGTCTTCTCGGCCCACCAGTCCGTCGCGAGCCAGGGGCTCATCGCGGCAGCCTCAGCACGGTCCCGCCGGGGATCTTCTTCGGCGTCCGGGTCTTCTTCGGGTTCAGCTCGCGGATCTCTTTCCAGCGCTTGTCGTCGCCGAGCTGGCGCTGAGCGATCCGCTGAAGCGACAGGCCACCCTTCGGCACCCGGTAGTTGCGGGTCTTCGACTTCGGCCGCTTGAGCCTTGCGAGCCGCTCGTCGGTCTCGTGCTGGACGAGCGTGACGGTGACTTGCTGGCGCAAGCGTGAACGGCCGGACCAGAGGCTGTCGCCGAACTCGAGGTTCTCAATCCGCCACTTCACTCGCCGGGATCGTGGGAGCGGTCCGTTGGCGGTGATGGTCGGCGGCTCGCGGCGGGCGCCGGGCGCGCGGGCCATCTGCTCCAGGGCGTTGACCTCGGCATCGATCGGGCGCCGGTCGCGGTAGCCGTCGAACACGACGGCGATCGACATGGCGTAGGCGTCGTTGCCGACCCATTCGATGATCGGGATGTCGTAGCGGCGCTCGACGCGTTGGAGTCCGCCGTAGCCGCCGACCATGGTGGGCGGCTGCTCGTCGAGCATCACCTCGACCGCCAGGTCGCCGTCGATGGAAGCGAAGCGGACGTGGCCGCTCTTGACCGCCATCAGCGCCTGGCCGCCTGGTTCTCGACTTTGCGTTCGAGCCGGCCGATCAGCGTCCCGTCGTCGAGGTAGACGGCCATGCCTTCGAGGCCGGCGGCGGCGGCGGCGAGGTTAGCTGTCGCGGCTTCGAGCGGCGCGATGTCGGGCGCCCCGCTGGGCAGCCGCAACGGCTGCATCTTTGTCGTGCTGGCCGACGCGCCCGCCTTCGCGGACCCCTTCGCTCGCTTGCGGTTCCGCGTCGGCGGCTTACCCCGCTGGTTGCGGCGCTGCTGGGCTGGCGTGTACTCGCCGGGACGGTGGCCTGTCCGGTTGGCGTAGTCCTCCGGGCTCTCGGCGGCGCCGAAGTCCGGGTCGATGATCTCCTCCATCTTGTTGTAGATGTCGGGGCCCATCAGGACGAGGCCGGCGATGATGCCGAGGCCGACGCCGCGGCCGACCCATTTGCCGACCTTCGACCCGACCTTGCTGTAGCGGCCACGGTTGGAGGGGGAGCCGGTGGTTGTGACGATCCCGTCGGCGGCGGCCTGGCCGCCAGCGTTCCCGGCGCCGCCGAGGACGCTGGTGAACACCGATCGGGCCTTGCCGAGCACGCCTTTCGCGCGGCCCGGCACGGACGTAAGGCCGCCGATGACGTTGTCGGCGGCGGCCGTGCCGGCACGGGTCTGGGACAGTCGGCCGAGACCCTTGAGCAGTCCGGTGACGCCGGTGATCGCCGAGCCGAACTTCAGCAGCTTCACTGCCCCGGTGACGGCGATCATCGCGACGGCGAACTTCGCGAGCTCGGGATGCTCGCCGACGAACTCGCCGACTTCCTTGCCGGCCTTGCCGATCCAGATCGCGACGGGCTTGGTCTCTTCCCAGATTCCGGTGAGGGTGTCGACGAACTCGCCGCCGGCGCCCGTGCCGTTCTGCATCTCGGTCAGGAAGCCCGTCGCTGCGCGGGCGGCGTCGTCGACCGCGGGCGCGAGCAGCGCGCCGGCGGACTCCGACAGCTCGCCGTAGGCGATGCCGAGGCGCTTGAGCGGGGTGGCCTGAGACTTAGCCGACCCTTCGAATTGGGAGGCGACCTCGCCCAACATGATCTTCTGGGCGCCGAGGAGATCGCCGGACTCTTGGAGCGCGGCGATCTGGTCCTTCTGCGAGGCGGTGAAGCTGACACCGGACCGCTCGAGCTTCGACAGGCCCTTCGTCGGGTCGTTGAGCGCCTTGCCGAGCATCAGGGCGGCACTCCGGGTGTCCTGGCCCATCGCGGCGCCCATGTCGACGGCTAGCGCCGTCGCTCGGCTGAACACCTTGTTGCTCTTGCCGGTCTCGTCACGGACCTGTTTGAAGGTGAGCAGCATGTTGGCGCCCATGCGGATCTGCTCGTCGTCGATCGCGGTCTTCGCCATCAGCGAACTGGTGAGCCGGTCGATGTCGCGGGCGGTGACGTTCGCGGCTCCGCCGGTGGACTTCAGGACGGCGCCGGTCTGGCCGACGACCTGGCGCGACTCCTCAAACGCGGCGACGGACTCTTTGGCGGCGAACAGGAGGCCGCCGCCGAGCGCGATCGCGCCAGTCGCCGCAGCCCGACTGAGCAGCAGCAGCCCCTTCCGGGTCCGACCCGACGACCGGCTCGTCTTATCGAGGTTGCGTGCCGCCTTGTCGCCCGCGTTGCCGATGTCGTCGACCGACCTGGCTGCGGATCGTGCGTCGCCTTTGAACTCGCGGTGGCCGCGGAGCTTGAGGTGGACTGCGAGGGGCTCGTCAGACATCCGGCCCACCTCCCGCTGCTAGTCGCCGCCGATCGCTCTCTGTATCGCGACGGCGAGCCTGGTCTCTGCGATCTCGTCCGCCCGGTGGAGCGCCGCCGTCTTGATCGCCCTGTCTACGTCGTCGGCCTCGAGCAGCGCGAGGCCGTCAGCGCCGAGGGAGTAGGCCTGGGCGGCCTGCTCGATCTCGACGCTGCCTTCTATTCCCCCGCGAAGCCGGCGTCGACCTCCGGCGACACGTCCTTTATCCACAGGCCGATGTCGTTGGCGTGCTGCTCGAGGGCGGGCAGGTTCAGGTCGCCGTCGACGGTGAACACCTCCCGCACGATCTGGCGGGGCTTGTCGGAGTCGATGCCGAGGATGCCGGCGAGCCGCTGGTCGTAGCGGACGGGGGTGTCGTCGTCGGGCAGCAACGACTCCAACTGGCCGTCGTCGCCTCGAGACCAGAGGCTGTCGCACGCCGCGATGATCTGGTCGATCGCGGCGATCTCTGACCGCTGCTCGGGCGGCACCTTCGCGATCAGCCGGGCGCGCTTGCGCAGCTCGTCCGGCGGGATGATCTTGTACCGGCCGACGAGGTCGCCGTCATAGCCCGGCACGTCGATGTCCTCGTGGTGCGCCTGCTGCAACCGCTGGTGCCGGGCGCGGAGACGGTCTGCCGCCGTTGAGCCCGTGGCGGCGTTGCCGGGATCGGCCGGGTCGCTCGCGGTGACGAGGCCGGGCTGGTCCGGGTCGCCGATGTTCTCGGGTGCGCCGTTCATGCGTCCACCAGGGCGGTGATCTCGACGGTGTACTTCGCCTCGTCGGAGCCGTTGGCGTCGCGCTTGGACGGCTTGATCGCCTTCAGCGTCCCGCGGGTCTGGTGCGGGGGTCCGTCGGCGAACCCGTCGATGTCGAGCGGCTGCTCGACCACGAGCACGACGCCCTTGCCGGCGCGGCTCTCCGCGAACCGCACGTTGACGAGCGAGGTGTTGCGCTGCAACACCTCGAGCGTGATGTTCTCGCGGGTGCTGGTGCCGCCGAGGGACTCCTCGGCCTCGCCGCCGCCGGGCCGTAGCTTCTTCTCCTCGGAGTCGACACCTCCGCCGTCCTTGGTGAGGACAACCCCCATGTTGCGCCCGTCGAGCGTCCAGGTGACGCGGGCGTTCTTCTCCAGACTCATGCGTTCCTTTCAGCCGCTAGGCGGCGAGGCTCTCGGTGATGGGCGTCTTGACGATCTCGATCCGCACGAACTCGGCGGTCGGGGAGAACCGGACCGCGATCGCCGCCTTGACGATCCGGGCGGCGAGCGACTCCGGCGTGTTCACGCCGGGGCCGACGTCGACGACGTAGGCCTCGTCGGGCGTCTCGCCGTACAGCGCCTTCCCGGTGTGGAGGTCGGCGAGCATGCCGGACAGCTCGCCGGCGAACTCGCCGAGCACGTGGCCCTTTCCGTCGATCTGGCGGAACACGTAACGCTCGGCGATCTCCTCCGCCGCTGCCACGATCTGCATGTTCGTGCGGGCGTGCGCGACGTCGATCCAGCCCTGGTCGGGACCGTCGGGGTCGACGAGGGTGCGGTACCCGTAGGTGCGGACCGCGCCGCCCTTGACGAGCGCGACGTTGCCGCCCGCCTCGTTGAGCGTCTCGAGCTCGTCCTCGGTCCAGGGGTCCTGGGTGAGGCCGATCACGAACGGGTGCGCGCCGAGGTCGCCCGCCGCGGGCTCGCCGGCGGTGAGGCCATTGGCGGCGTTGCGCGCCTCGAGGCCGGCCTGCACGGCGCTGCGGGGCACGGTGCGTGTCGTGCCGGGCAGCAGGCCGGGGATGATCGACCAGTTCAGCCACACCGCCCCGTAGCGGGCGTCGCCGTTGTCGCGTAGCGCGGCGAGCAGCGGCAGCAGCGTCTCGGTGTCGCGGGTGTCGGGCAGGTCGAGGAACGCGAACCGGTCGCCGTGTGCGGCAGCGTGCGCACGGACGACGTCGAGGATCGCGTCGGTCGTGATGCCGGGGGCGAGTACCTGCCCTGCCCCGAAGTCGGGGAGGAACCGATCGAACGCCTCCTGCCACTGGGTGGGGGTGATGTTCGCCCGATCGTCGTCACCGCCCGCGAAGGCGGTCGGACCCTGCGCCCGCGGGTCCTCATTGGACGCGCCGAGGCCGATCGTGAACTCGTCGACGGTGTCCGCCCATGCGACGGCCGCAGCTCGGTCGGCCAGCGCCGGCGAGGTGGCGATCAGGCCGTCGTCGTCGTGGGTGACGATCAGGATGAAGTTGCCGCCGTCGACGGTCACCTGGGCGCTGAGGCCGTTGGCCCACTCGCCGACCTCGAGGGCGGTCAGGACGAGCGCGACGTCGCCGGGCGCTGTCGAACCGGCGGCGTCGAACAGGTTGACGGTCGCGGCGACCGGGTTCGGGCCGGTCACGCGGGACACGACGACCTCGCCGCCACCGATGCGGAACTTCGTCTCGGCGCTGTCGTGGAGGTAGCCGCCCGTGTCGCGGGCGCCGAAGAGTGCTGCGAGGTCAGCGTCGCTGCGGGTTACCTTCGCGGCGAGCGGGCCGCGCTGGGTGACGCCGACCATGAACGCACGGCCGATGTCGCCGGACGCGGACCGGGTCGGCTTCGAGGTCGTCGACGCGACCTGTACTCCGGGGGCGGGGCTCATCGGTCGTCTCCTGTGTTCGAGGTTGCGGCGGGCTTCGCGGCCCGCTTGGTGCGCTTCGGCTTCGCGGTCTCGATCGCGCGGCCGGACTCGACCAGCCACCGGTCGTGGTGGTGGGCGAGGTCGGGCTTGAACGTGTCGCCGACGCTCAGCGGCCGGCCCGCGCCGGTCGTCTCCGGAAGCCGGCCGACATAGGTGTGGGTGTTCATGTTTCGTCGGCCTCCCTTGGCTCGATCGTCACGTCATGGGACTCGAAGGAATGGCGGTCGGGGGCGGCCGCGGGCGGGGTGCCGGGCATCGGTTCGGCGAGGCCGTCGAAGACGTCGATGACGTCGGGGACGGTGACGTCGAAGATCGCGCCGCAGACGGCGAGCGGCCGGCCGTCGGCGCCGAGCGGGCGACGTGCGGCGGTACCGGGCCGCCATGTGACGCCGCCGGCGTGTCCGCCGAGCGACTGCCTCTGCATGATCGCCCCGACGATCGCGGCGTAGTAGATCTGCGACAGCCTGTTCGCGCCGTCCTGGTCGGCTGCCTGGACAACGGCTGCTATCTCGAACCGGTACTCGCACGAGTACTTGCCGTTGCCGTCGTGGACCGGATCGTCTGCCAGTCCGTCGTAGACGACGTACACCGCCGGCAGCGCACGGTCGGGCCACAGGACCCCGTCGTCCTCAACGGGAACGATCGCCCGGTGCCACGACCGTGGCGGCCTGACGATCTCGGGGGTGAGGCCTTGGTCGCCGCGTCGCTCGCGGTCGAGACGGCCGAGGTGGGCGAGATAGGTCGGCAGCCACCGGTCGAGGGTCGCGACGAGCGCGTCTCCGGTGACGGTGGTGTCGACGATCAGGCCGGGCGGCGGGACGGTCATAGCGACCGCCCGACGTCGCCCGTGACGACGAAGCGCTGGAGGATCTTCACGGTCTGTCTCCTGCCCTGCGGGCTGATCTGGATCGGCGGGCGAGCGGGCATCCGCGACGTGCCCTTGCCGTGGAAGGCGCCGGCAGGGTGGCCGGTGCCGAAGACGAGCATGTCGTCGTCGACCTCGAGGATCTGATCGGCGGCCCCGGGCTGGGTGAGCGACGCCATGAGACCGCCCTCGGCCTGAAGGATCTTCGACGAGTAGCCGGCCCGCGCCTTGGTCTCCTGGGTGGAGCCGGCGAGCGGCGCCCACGGCTTGCCGCCGGACGCTCCCTCGCTGGCGAACACGTCCTGCTCGAGGTCCATCCATAGGCGGGCGACTTCGCGCAACGCGGGCGCCATGTTGGTGGCGCGGCGGCCGACGTCGACCAGGCGGCGATGGACGACCTTCTCGCCGAGCAGCTCGGCCAGGATCTCCACGTCACCACTCCAGCGGTGTCGCGCACGGGAAGGTGTGTGTCGGCATCCCGCTTCCTGACGAGCCGTCGACCGGTCCGTCGCCGGCATCCTTGACCGCCGAGATCAGGCCCTTGAGGTCGTCGTCGTAGAGGTCCTTGAGCCGGTCGTAGGTCGACGCCTTTCCCGCGGCGGGGTGGGTGATCTCGATTTGCATCGCGGCGCGTAGCGCGATCAGCGATCGTGTGGCGTCCACGCTCGCGGCGGGGATCGTCGAGACCGGCAGTCGGCCGATGACGACGGTGGTCGCGGTGTCGATCGCTGCCTCTGCCTGGTCGGCGGTGGGGTTGGTGAGGCTGGTGAAGGTCCCGGTGGATCCGCCGCCCTGGTCGTAGGTGCGGTGCTCGAGGTGAGCGGCGACCTGCGCTACCGAGGGCCGGTGGGCGGGGTAGAACGCTGGCCGTACGTGGAACTGGCCGGGCTCGGCGCCCTGACCAGTGCCGGTCGCTTTCCATCGGTAGCCCCACGTGCCGGCCTGGTCGGGCTCGAGGTCGACGTGGTAGGCGCCGTCGCCGTCGGCGACCGCCTCGTGCGTCGTCTCCTCGTTGTCCGGCGGAAGGGTGGTGAGCTCGACGCTGGTCGGCTCTGTCGGGTTGCCTTGGTCGTCGGTGAAGGTGGCGGTGAGTCGGACGAGGTCGCCGATGTCGTAGCGGTCCATCAGCGCACCTCGATTCGTGTTGTGGCTCGGCGGCCGGTGGTGATCCCGCCGACCTTCGAGGCGCCGGTCCGTACGCCGCCGAGGCGGCGGTTGCCGTTGGCGATGGTCCCGCCGCCGAAGGGGATGACTGCGGTCGCGGTCATCCCTGAGTCGCCTGCGAGCGCTACTGCGCCGAGGCGCCGTCGCCGGCCTTGCCCTGCGAGGGTCGATGTGGCCGACGCGGTCGCGGTTGCGCACGTTCGCCGTCGTCCGGTACCGGTCAGCGCACCCATGGCGGTCAGGGACGCTGCGCTGGCAGTTGACCGGCGGCCTACGGCTTGGAGGCTCGCGGCGCCGCCGATGGTTGAGGTGCTGCGCCGAGCCCTGCGTGGCGTGGCGGTGAGGTCGCTTGCCGCAGTGAGGGAGATGGCGGCGGTGACGATCGTCGAAGCCGGCGCGGCGGTGATCGTCGCGCTACCGGCGAGCGAGGCGGTCGCCGCCCGCGTTCGCCTCCCGGCCGCGGCGAGGTCAGAGATGCCGGAGACCGCGGTTGCGGCGGGACGCGTCCGCCGCGGCGTGGCGGTCAGGCCGCCGGAGGCCGGCAGCACCACCGCGCCAGCTGCGTGTCGGGCGCCGGTGACGACGAGCGACGAGACCGCTGCGAGGTCTGCCTGGCTTTGGGTGTCCCTGCGCGGGACGGCTGAAAGGTTCGCTGCCCCGGACACGGTGGTGGCAGCCCTACGGGCGCGCCGAGGCGTGGCGGTGAGCGCTGCGGCGCCGCCCAGCGCTGCGGCAGCGTCGATCACCTCGCCGGTGGCGATGCCGGCGTTGTAGTGGGCGTGGACCCTGGCGGCTGAGAGCGCGGTCGGGTAGACGGCGACCTCGTCGATCGTGCCGTTGGTGAAGTCGGAGGTCCCGGCGTCCGCGGCCCCGATCCCGAAGGCGATGGCCGTGTCGGTCATCGTCTGGTTCGTGACGGTGCCGGTCCGGTCGACGTCGTCGATGTAGAGCTTGACGGTGGGGCCGTTCTTGGTCGCGACGACGTGGTACCAGACGCCTGTCGTCAACGTGATCGTGGACTTCACGACGTCGCCTACGCCGTTGCGGCGCAGCAGCAGCCGGTTGTCGGAGTGGACCCGGAAGATGTAGCCGTTGGCGCCCTTGTCGACGATGCAGTTGTTGCGGTTGATCGCCCCGAGCTTGATCCAGGCCTCGAGGGTGAACACGTCGCCGCGATCGAACGCCGCCCGGTCGGCGAACTGCACGCGGCTGGAGAAGCCGTTGAAGCCGACTGCAGTGTCCACGTCGCCGGCGAGCGCGCCGGCCTGGCCGAGGGTGAAGCCGCCGAGATAGGTCCCTGCCGCCCCGCCGATGGCGTCGGCGCACGCCGTGCCGGACGCCTCTCCGAGACGCATGTAGGCCGAAGGGGAGTCGGCGAGTACCTCGGCCGAGTAGCTCACGGCGTCGGGTTAGGCGACGGACACGTCGAGGTCGGCGGCGGGGATCCTGAACGTGTCGCCGGTCTCGATCAGCTTCGACACTGCGAGCGCACCGTGCATCAGCAGGTTCCCGCCGCTGGCGGCGTCGAAGAGCCCGAGGTGTGTCACGGTCCCCCAGTTGCCCGTTGCCTCGTCGAACTGGACGTCGCCGGTGGGGTTGGCCGCGCCGCCTGACGCTGCGGCGAAGTCGACGGGCTCTCGGGCGTAGGCGGTGCCGGAGGTAGAGACCTCGGTGCCGCCGCCGGAGTCCGACGGCGCGGCGACGAACAGCGCGACGTACACCTGGGCTGGCATCGTGAAGCTGGTCGTGCCGAGGAGGTGGTCGAGCAGCTCGTTCTCGGCGTAGTCGGATAGTGCCGACATGTCGGCCTCCTCTCTAGAAGATGGTCGGGCCGGTCACGCGTGACGTGACCGGCCCGTGACTGAAGTGGGGCGGGCGTACATGGCGCCCGCCCCGCGCGCCACCGTGGGCTACTTGCCCTCGGCCTTGTCGTCGCCCGACGAGATGATCGTGTCGAGACCCTCGACGACGCTCTTGCGGGGACTCCCTGCTCTCGCGACGTTCTCGGCGTCGAGGATCCGCTGCGCGAGCGTCGCGTCGTCGATCGCGGCCGCGACCGTGTCGGGCGCGTTCGGCTTCGCCTCCGAAATCCATGCGGCGATCTCGGCGTCTGATGCTGCCGCCGCGTCGAATGGGACGGTGACGTCCGGCAGGATCGGCTCGCCGTCGGCGGCCTGCGCCGCCCTGAGCTGCGCCGCGGCCTCGGGGTCGAGGCCAGCGACCTGCCGGTCTCGCTTCGCCTGCTCCTGCAGCTGCTTCTCGAGCGTCCGCAGGTCAGTCTCCGGGGTGCCCGGAGGCATCAGCATGTCGAGGTGGTCGAGGCGCTTCTCCTCCTGAGGCACCACCTTGATCGTGTCGCCGCGTGCAGCGCTGCGGGACACCTCGTGCGCGCTGCCATCCCACCGCTCGACGACGTCGCGGTAGGTGACGAACGCGCCCTTGACGATCCGGCTGTTCTTCTTGGCCATGATGGTTCCTTTCCAGTTCCCCGCCTGTTAGGCGGCGAGCCCTGTGATCTCGAGGATCGCGTAGGGATCGGTGACGTACATGACCGGGTTGACGAGCGTCTGTGTCCAGGTCTGCTCGACCATCGTGGGCGCCGACACCTTCTCGTCGGCGGTCCACGTCCGCAGCGGCTCCTCGAGCCGGAGCTCGCCGACCTGTCCACCTGCGAGCAGCTTCGCCGTCCCGGCCGTCTGGCGGGGAGTGGAGATCAGCTCGTTGATCCCGTTGTCGGCGAGGGTCTCGTCGAGCTCGGAGCCGTACAGCACTCGGAGGACGTCGCTCTCCTGCGGGTTCACGATGAGCGTGTCGTACTCGACATCCATCTCGAGGTTCTCGAGCGCCTTCTGGGCGGCCGAGATGTCCCGCATCGGCATCATCGCCGCGGTGCGGGTCGTCATCGTGAGCGCGAGCGCGTCAGCCCACGACACGCCCGATCCCGTGCGGCTGTAGGCGGTGATCGCTGCGGCCAGCTCGGCCATGCCACGCTGGTTCATCTTGCGGACGATCGTGTTCGCGAGACGCCGCAGGTTGTTGTTGTAGGTCGACTGGCGGTTCCGGCGACGGGCCTCGTCGACAGTCGGGAACTTCCCGCCGAACTTCTCGACCTGCGCGACCAGCGGAGCGGTGCGGACGCCGCTGACGATCGGCGCCTCGGCACCGGGGGTGATCCGCTCCACGTCACGGTTGAGGTAGGTGTCGAGGAAGTTCGCCTGGTCGTACAGGACGGCGCCGCCCTCGACCTCCCCGCCGGAGCCGAAGATCCGGTCGAGGAAGAAGTTGCGCATCGTCAAGTCGGCGACGATGCGGGTGACGACGGTCGGGTTGTTGAGCAGGAAGTCGACCGTCATCTCGGTGCCGTCGACGGACGGCAGGAGCGGATTGACGGGCTCCGGGTATGTGGTGGGCATCTGGATCGCCTCCTAGACGAGCAGCTTGATCTCGGCGTCGGCGTCCGCGAGGCATCCGTTGAGGACGATGCCCTGCGGGCCGGCGGGGATGGTCAGGGTCTCGGCGTTGCCGCTCGCGGCGACATCGGGGTCGTACTTCGCGGCCTTGCCGGCGGTGCCGGCTACGACGCGGTCGCCGGCCTCGAGGTTCTCCTCCGCGGTGATCGGCAGCTCCCAGCCGGGCCCGCACAGGATCGTGCCGAGGCCGCCGCTGGAGATGTCGTGGCCGGAGACGCCGTAAGCGGTGTCACCCGCAACGGCGTGCGCGACACGCTTGACGTTCTCGACGTCGGTCGAGAGGCCAGGGCCACCCGTCCGGTCGCCCGAGATCTTGACGAACCGCTTGCCGGTGACCGTGGCGGTCGCCTTGCAGGTGACGCGGCCGGCCGGCTGCTTGTATGGGATGCACTCGTTGGCGGGCATGTTCCTACGCCTCCTGACGGTGTCGGACGCCCCGCTGACGGCCACTGGTCCGCGGGAAGTGCTGGTCGATGTACGCCTGCGTCGCCTCGCTGTTGGAAGCGTTGACCTCGGTGTCGCGGCCCTTTGGGTCGACGGGCACCAGGCCCTCGGCGAGACCGCCCTCCTCGACGCTGGCGGTCAGCAGCGTGTAGAACGCCTCCGGCCGCTCGGCGTGGAGGTTGACCATCGCCTCCCGCTGCGCCGGGGGGATCTTGCCTATGTCGAGCGCCGCCTGGATGGTCTGGTCGCGGCGCGTCTCCTCACTCTCGGTCGCGATACGGGCGCCGGCCTGCGCGCCTGCCTGGACCTCGGCCCACGTCGCGGCGGGGACCTGGACGAAACCGTCGGGCACCGTGCTCGCGGCGGGCTGCGTCTCCGGGGCCGGGTCTCCGGTCGGGGCGGGATCGCCCTCCGGGGCCGGGTCGCCCTTGGGCGTCGGCTCGGGCTCGGCGTTGAGCGCCTCGTTGATCTGGTCCTCGGTCGCGTTGTCGGGCAGCTGCTCGGCAGGCAGCCCGGTCCGCTCCCGCAGGGCAGGGATGTCGATCGTCGGCATCGTGACCTCCTGGGTCGGGTTGGTTGGATCGGGCCGCGACGCGGCCGGTTTCGCCGGCTTCTCGGGCCGGTGAAGGTAGGTGGCGAGAACGCGCTGTCCGTCGAGGACGAGAGCGTCGCGCCGGACAGTGGTGTCGCCTGCGGTGGCGTTGACGGGGACGTAGACCTCGCGGACCCGCTCAGGGGTGCCGAAGGTGACCTCGTCCTCGCCGTCGGTTGTGACCGGGATGCGCCAGAGGTCCTCGTCGCCCTCGGCGATGATCTCGAGCGGGTCGACGCGCACGCTGCGCGCCCACCACCAGTACGGGTCCTGCAGGTCGCCTCGGTCGTCCTCGAAGACTCTGTCTTCGTTGGTGCACCAGTCGAAGTTGAAGCGGTTGCGGATCGTCCCGGCGTCGATCGACGCCTCAGGGGTGGACGTGGCGGTGGCGGGATGGGGCACGTTTGTCTCCTCTGTCGTGGCGGCGACCGCGTCGGGTCCGTCCTCCATGAGCCGTTGCAGGTCCTCTAGGTCTTGGATCGCGGGCCAGTAGGCGCCGAGCAGCGCGACGGCGGTCAGGATCGCGGCGTAGTGCTTGCCGCCAGGGGTCGTGTGCTCGAGCCATGGCTCGCTCGACCGCGACGGGAAGGCGGACACCATCGCGTCGGCGAGCCAGACCGGGACCTCGACGAAGTCGCCAACGAGAACCGCGCCCTGGTTGGTGGTGCGAAGGTTGACGATCCGGCCGAAGGCGGGCTCGGCGTCGCCGATCGGGCGGAAGGGATCGGTGGGCATCGCGTCGTCGCCGTTGACCGGCGATTGGTGGCCGAGCTTGATCCGCGGGTCGTAGACGAGCGGGTCGTTGTTCGCGGCCTCGACGATCGCCGCAAGCTGGTCGAACGTCGCGGTGTACGGGCCGTTGGACGCTGGCCACTCCATGCCGACAGACATCAGCTCGACGCCCTCCATGAACCTGTAGCCCTCGTCGGCGTAGCTGACGAAGTCCACGGCTACGCCTCCGGCAGGAGCTGGACGAGCAGACCCCGGCAGCGGTCGCCGCCCTCGCAGCCGATGTAGCCGGCGCCGGGGTAGTCGCGGCGTGCCTCGTCGAGCGACGTATAGGTCGTGTTGTCGTGCTCGGCGCAGGCGGTGCAGGTGTTCGTGTCGAGCAGCTCGCACGCGTCGTACTCAGCGCCACCGGCCTCCTCCTCCGCTGCCGCCTGGGTGGCGGCGCGCCCCTCGGTCTGAGCGGCGGAGACAGCGCCGCCCAACCGCTGCTCGACGTAGGAGCCGGACAGGCTCTCCAGGTGCGTGCGGACAGCGGCGGGCAGGTCGTCGGCGCCGGTCGTGGTGACGGCCTGCCATGCGGCAGACTCAGACAGCGACCGGGCGAGGCGAAGGGCGTAGGCGGCCGCGCGGGCGACGATGCCGTCCTCGACGGGGTCCATGTCGGCGGTCGACGCCATGACCGGTGTCGGGTCGAGGTGGACGCCTTGGGCGGCGGCCTCCATGCGAGCGGTCTCGGCGGCCTGGCGCGAGGCGGTGCGCATCGCGTCGGCGATCACGTCCGCGCCCTCGACGGGCGCCTCTATCCGCGCGAGAGCGTCGAGGTCACCGGCGGCGGTTTCGACCTGGGCGACGAGCGAGTCGATCTGGCTGGCGGTCACGTCCTCCCAGTCGGACAGGAGGCCGGAGAGGACGCCGCGGTGCTCGAGGTCGACGCGGTCGAAGTCGACGGCCGCCTGTACCTCGCGGGCGGAAGGCTCACGGCGACGGTCGGACGGGGACGCAAGGCGGGCCCGCTGCTCGGCGTACAGCGCCGGCCGAGCGGGCTTGAAAGTCGCGGGGCGGGATCGTGCCTGGACCGGCGGGGCTGCCGGCGGCTCGGGCTGCGGAGTCGACGGTGCGGCGTCCTCGGGCCGCTCGTACGTCAACCGCGGGGCGTGGGTCTCCGACGGGAAGTTCCACAGGACATCGTCGGCGAGCTGGTGGTCGCTGAACGTCTTGCCGATCCGGCCGGCGATCGCGTCACGGGCCATCTCGATCAGGTCCGCGTCCACCTCGCCGAGCGCCCGGCTGCCGGACTCGGTCTGGCCGAGGTTGAGCAGCATCCCCAACCAGCGGCGGGACATCGCCTCGTCGTAGTGCTTGATCGACGCGAGCGTGTCCGGCAGCGTGCCCTTCACGCCGAGCAGCTCGACCTCAATCCCGTAGGGCATGACGCTGCCGGCGTCCTCGCCGGCCCGCCACGACGACATGACCTCCTGGGCGCGCTGCAACGCGTCGGCACTGAGCGTGTCGGGGATCGTCTGCTTCGCGTTCGGGACGCCCATCCCGTTCCGCTCGTGCTTGAGCGCGTCGACCCGCATCAGCCGGTCCTTCAAGAGCCACGGCTGATAGCAGGCACGGAACATCGACCGTCCGGTGAACCTGCCTGGCTCGGGCTGCCACACGTAGAAGAGGAGACGGCCGGTCTCGATCAGGTTCGGCATCCGGTCGCCGGGCCGTCCGATCGTCTGCCGGATACCTACCAACCCGCCGTCGGGGTCGACGTGGAAGTCCGCGATCGTGCGGGGCGCCCGCGGTGCGAGCTTGCGGATGTGCAGGAGGCCGTCGTCGCCGACCTCCATGACCTGCTCGAAGAAGTAGTGGCCGAAGATCAGGTACTGCAGGACGAGGTCCAGGTGACCGTAAAAGTCGAAGCTGGTGCCCTTCAGTGGGATCGTGGAGTCCGGCTCGCCCTTCAACGGCAGGCCGTAGTCGCGGCAAGCCTTCTCGACGACCTCGTCACGGGCCCCGTTCGGGTCGATGCACCACCGGTACCGGGTGATCGGCAACGTGGTCGCGTAGTAGAGCGCCTCGAGCTGGTAGTCGTTGCGCATCCGCTCATAGGTCTTGCGGACCGACTTTGGCCATTTCAGGTCCGGGACGTGCTCGGCCTCGTCGACCACCGACCCGTGGCTGAACTTGCCCCAGCCGGGGAGGGTTGCGGCCTGGTTCGTCGCGCCGATCTCACTCGTCGGGGGGGTGATCGTCGCCATAGGCCCCACCTCCCGGCGGTCGTCGTTACGTGGGCTCGTCGAGGATGCCGGCCATGATCGGCTGCGCTGCCTGCATCTCCGCCGTCCGGTCAGGTGGCGGCGGAGCGATCGGCTTCACGAGCGTCAGCAGCACCATGTCCGCACGGTCAGGCGACCGGCCAAGGCGTTTCTTGGTGTCGGCCTTCTGCTCGACCTTGCGGCGGCCGTGCATGTCGTAGTCGTAGACCGGTGCGGTGAGGTCGGCGGCGAGCTGGTCGTCGGGGTCGAGGTCGAGGTGCGGCAGCTTGTCGGCCATCGCGAACCAGAGCTCGGACCGCCGGTTGGGGTAGTCGTCGGGCTGGTAGGCCGTGTTCTGGGCGTTGAACCCGACGATCGTGTAGCCGAGGGGGGCGAGCTTCTCGCGGAGGATGTCGGTGACGCCGCCGCCTACGCCGTCGTCGTCGACCACGACCGTCGTGGCTACGGCGGGGTACTTGCGAGCCTCGGCCATGATCCGGCCTGCCGTGGCCGTGATCGGTTTGCCACGGTAGGTCTGGTTCATCCGTACCCTTGCGCCGATCCTGGTGCCGATGACGGTCTCGTCGCTGCCGAACCGCGCCACGTCGCAAGCGATCGTGATGCGGTCGGTGCGAGGGCTCGCCGGCACGTCGCGGGCCTGGGCGTCCTCGACGTCGCCGAGGCCGATGACGGCGTCGTCTGTCGTCTTCGGGAACCGGCCGAGTACGCGGACGGCGTAGATCACGCTGTCGGCGCCCCACGCCGCCTTCCGGGACTTGACCCACTCGAGGCCGGTGAGCGCGACCTTGGCGGGCTCTGGAATTTGCTCGCCGGTGATCGTTGGCGAGTCGAGCGCCGAGATCGTGATCGTGTTGTACGCGGTTCGCTCTTTGTGGAAGGCGTCGTAGAACGTGCCGTGCGGGCGAGTCGGGTTGCCGATCAGCAGCGCCCTGGCGCCCGCTGTCGTCATGTAGCCCTCGCCGACCTCGAAGATGTTGGAGTGGACGCCCGAGGCCTCGTCGTAGATGACGAGGATGTGGGGTGCGTGGTGGCCGGCGAAGCTCTCGCTGTTCTCCTTGGCGGACGACATGCCGATGGCGTATCGGCCGTCGGGGAGATTGAGCTCGGTGAGCAGCAGGTCGGCGCCCCGGAAGATCGGCCGGTCCTTGGCCTGCGGCCGATTCTTCGCCCCCTTGTGGAGCTGGTTGACCTCATGCCACAACAGCTTCTTGACCTGCGACCACTTCGTCGCGGTCGTGATGACCCGGCTGTTCGGGTGGGTGTCGAGAAACCAGAGGAGGATGACCGCGGCGACGAACGTCTTACCAACGCCGTGGCCCGCCTTGACGGCGGTGCGCGGGTTGTCGCGGACGGACTCCGCGACCTCACGCTGTTTCGACCAGAGGTGGACGCCGAGGATGTCTCGGGCCCATGCGACCGGGTTGGCGGCGTAGGGGTCGTCTTGCGGGAACAGGTTGCGCAGGACGGCGTCCGTGGTGCCTTTGGGAAGGACGGTGGTGGCGAGCCACAGGATCGCCATGAGCGGGGCGAAGAGGTGGCGCGTCACGCGTGACCTCCAAGACTTCGCCCCGTCGAGCGGGGAGGATCGACAGGACGATGGCCGGGGCCGGATTCAAACCGGCGGCCTCTGGGGTATGGACCCAGCGAGCTACCAGACTGCTCCACCCGGCGTCGGTGCGGTCAGGGCTGTATCGCGCCTTTCGGCCGACAGCGGCAAGGGGCTGTGCGCGGGCTGCGCCGAACTCGGCACAGCGGAGAATGGACACCAGGGCATGCTTCGCCCCCCAATGTCCATCCGAAAACTACAGGTGACGGTCGGACGGAACGACAGCAACGGCCCGCCATGGCCTACAAGACCGCTATGGCCTTACGCCGCCAACGGGGTCGAGCCGGCCTCGAGCTGTCGCATCGCACCCTCGATCACTACTGGCGCCTTCTCGCGCTGGGCGGCCGTCAGAACGAGCCCCTCTAGCACCGCGCCGAGCATGTCGGCGATCTGGGCACCGTGGCGCTCCGCTAGCTCGATCTCGCGCTCGGCGATGCCGATGTCCTCGGCGATCTTGATGTAGCGGGCAAGGCGGTCGAACGCCGCAGCTCTCGCGTTGATCCAGATGTGCAGGCGTGGCTCGCTCGTCCGGATCTCTTGCACTCGCTCGCTTGGGTGCTCGGCGCCCTTCTCCTTTTTCAGCGGCCGGTCGACGAAAGCCTCGTGGTAGCCCCACAGGTCTTTGTCGGGGACCTGGGCGATCATCAGCGTGTAGTACGCCGCCTCTCCCCTCGTCTCGCCGATCATCCAGAGCAGCGTCTCGCGGGGTGACGCGTCAGGGATCACGACGCGGTCGGCGAACGCGGACGCCATCGCGGGCACCGCTGCTAGCTGGTGGTTCCGTGTGGAGCCCCCGTGGAACCTGCAGAAGCCGATCCCGGGGTGGTTTGTCCCCCAGCCCGCCCGCTGGGTGCACGGCTGCTTGCCCGATCCACGGTCGCCTTCACAGTGGTCGCGCCTCTCGCCAGCCCGGCCCTTGGGCCTGCCCTGCGCCATGAGCTAGTCCCCGAGCTTGTTGATCAGGCGATTCAGCCGGTCGAGCCCCTGATCAAGGGCGCAGGCGAACTCGCTGCTCGTGGCGGCGAACTTTGGCAAGCCGCCGGAGAGCGATCCCAACCGTGAGAAGACGTCTGGCACGTCGTACTCCTGGACGCTCCACTCCCCCCATGGCTTAGTGATGCACCCCAGGTACTCGGCAAGCGCCGTGTCGGCCTCGCCGGGGTCCCAGAAGAACACCTCCTCAGGAAGGCCGCGCGCATCACCCACCTGGATCTGAAAGTCGGCCGCGTCACCAACGGCGGGCGCCCAGTTGTGCCCGTCCCCTGGATCTCGCCAGCAGATCGCGTAGAGCTTCAT